CCGCGCCCAATGGGCATTGGCGCGGTCGACCTGCTCGCCGATACGGACCAGGATCTGGCCGGTCTTGTCGCGGCGCAGGTCGTCGACGCTGATCTCCAGGGTGGACTCGAAGGCCTTGTTGCGGATGGTATAGGCGTTATCGCGCAGGCCCTTGGCTTGGCGTTCGCCGATCCATTCGCGCATGGCGGGGGACATGCCCAGCCATTTGTAGTCTTCGCCGGCCTGGTCGCTGGTGAAGAAGTTGCTGAGCTGGTTGGCCCAGCCGGACGCGCCTTGTTCCAGGCGACGGAAATACTCGCCGATGATGGCGCGGGAGCTGAGGGTAGCAAGAGGGGTAGGCATGGGGGTCTCCGGTGGGTGCCGATGAAATTAGGATCAGCTTTGTTTGGCCCAGGTACCGCGGGCGCGGGTGACCTGCCAGCCATCGGCGTCGCCGTATTCGATCACGATAAAGTCGCCGCGGCGGGCGGTGGCCTTGGTGTTGAGGATGGCCTTGTTGTCGGTGCTGGCGGCATCCTTGTAGGCGATGCCATCGGCGGAGTTGGGCGCGACGGTCACCAGGACGGCCCCATCGGCGCCACCGTTCATGATCACGCAGCTCATGGCCAGGACCGCGGGCAGGGTGATGGTCTTGGCGTCGGTATCGACCCAGAAGGCCTTGGCGGTATCCTGCTCGTCGAGGGTCTTGTTGTCGCTGACCGTTTCCCACAGGTAGCCGCCCCAGGGGTCCTTGAAGCTGAGGGCGTCGAAATCGACCACGCCCACGCCGGAGGAGACGTAGCGGGAGACAAAGCCGATGAAGACGCCACCCACCGGGGAGAGGGCAAAGGCGTTGTCGTCGGTGGCATAAACCGGATGGCCGACGTCGGTGATGGCCAGGCCGGTAACGGCCAACTGGATCGAGCCGCGCTTGACCACGGACACGACATAGGCCCCGGCGGCGCCGCCGGTGTTGTCGACCTTCTCCGCGGCAAAACCGAGGAAGCGATCACCCGCCACCAGGGGACGGGCATAGCCGGCGCCATTCTCGCCGACCGCGGCGCCGGTGTAGATGATGTCGTTGGCGATGATGGGGTACTGGGTGGCATCGCCCAGGCTGTAGGCTTGGGGCTTGTTGGCGGCAAGGGTGGTCATGATGGACTCCAGAGATTAGGCGGCGGAGGGGGTGCCAAGGGCGGCAAGGCGGGACTCACGCAGGATCTTGACCCGGCCGGCGGCGGTGGCGGCGCGGAAGGCGAGGTAACGCGCCTGGTCATCGCCGAATTCGGCGCGCAGGCTGGCATCGCGTTCCCAGGCCCGGGTGGCGGCGGCGACGGGATCGCTGCCATCGTCGGCGCTGCCGGCCTCGCCGGTGGCGCTGTCGGCGGCGGCGACCTGCTGCGTGCCTTCACCCAGCCAGGCGGCGCGATAGGCGGCGACGTCGCTGGCCGTGCCGGGCTTGGGCGCGGCGGCGAGGGCGACGGCGTGGGCCTGAATCATGGCGGTGGCGGCCTCGGCGCTTAGGCCCTGATCGATGGCGACAGCGGCCAGACCCAGGGCTTGGCCGGAGGCGGCCTGCCAGGCGGTGAGGATGGCGCCGATGCGGGCGCGCTCCTCCGTGATACCGCGGGTGCGGCCGGTGGCGGTGGATTCGGCCAGGTCGAGCGCGGTGTAGACCTGGGCGGTGGCTTGGGCCAGTTCGCTGGTGCTGGACGGCACAGGCGAGGTATCGGCGGCAGGTGAGGGAGCGATAGCGGGCGTCGGTTGGGTTGTGCCCGCGGTAGTAACAGCATGAGGCATGGATAGCTCCGTGGTGCTGATGGGTTGGCGGGCAGAATGCCCATTGGGACCCTGGCGCGGGCGTTGCTCGCTCAGGGAGGAAAGCAGGGATTCCAGGGTGCCGACGGCATCGGCCATGCCGACCTTGACGGCCTCGGCGCCCACCAGGACGCCCCCGCGGCCAAAGTCGGTGATAACCCGCTCCGGGCTGGTGGCGCGGTTGGTGGCGACGGCGCTGACGAACAGGGTTCCCAGTTCGTCAATGACGCGCTGCATTTCGGCGCGGCCGGCCTCGGTGTCGGGGGTGGCCTGCTTGAGCGGCGACACGCTGGAGATGATCTTGATCGGGGCATCCTTTTCCGCCTTGTAGGTACCGACCACGCCGATGGAGCCCAGCAGCCCGGTATCGCTGGTGACGATGCGCCCGGCGGCGCTGGCCAGCCAGTAGGCGGCGGAGGCGGCCATGCCGTCGACGTAGGCGGTGACGGGCTTGGCGGTGCGGTCGATGGCGCGAATCTGCCCGGCCAGTTCGCTGATGCCGGTCGCCTGGCCCCCGGGGGAGTCGATGTCGAGGACGATGGCGCGGACGGTGGGATCGGCGGCGGCGGTGGCCAGGTCGGTGGCCAGGATCTCCACGCTGGTGGCGCCGGAGATTTCGGTAAACAGGTTGGCGCGGCGGAAGATGGGGCCGGTGACCGGGATGAGGGCGACGCCATCGCGCACGCTGACGGTGCGGCTGTTGTCGAGGGGGCGACCCAGGCGGGCGGCGACGGCTTCCGGCCCCTCGTTGGCGCGCGCGGCGATGGCGAGCAGGGTTTCCAGGGTGGAGGGCTGGATGAGCCAGGGGGCGGCGCCGATCAGGTCGAGGGCGTTGACGCGGGGACGCGGCGGGAGGACGGATGACGGCAGGTCGGCGGGGATGCCAGCGGTCAGGGTGGTGCGTTCAATGGGCATGGGCGGATTCCTGCATGGCGTCGTCTTCCTGCTCGTCATCGTCTTCCGGTTCCTCGTCGTCTTCCCGCGCGGGGCCGGGGGTGGCGGCGGCGGGCGGGGCCGGCAAGGTGGGGGCGGCGGCTTCCTGGCGGGCTTCTTTCTCGCGCTGGCGGCGGACCTGGTCGTAATCGGCCCCGGTAAGGGCGGCGGTCTCGGCCTTGCGCGTGCTGATGCCCAGCTCCAGCCGACCGGCGGCGGCGGTGATGGCCTTGTTTTCGTCGAGGATGGGCGGGGCGTCGCCGATCCATTCCGCGCCCAGCCAGGCCTGACGGGCGAAGGGATCGGTGAGGAAGCCTGGGGCCTGGATGCGGCCCTGGCTGATGGCGTCGGTCAGGACCCATTCATAGACCGGCTGGCACAGGGCCTGCGCCAACCAGGCGCGGCGACCGGAGAAGAACTGCCAGGCCAGCAGCAGGGCGCCGCGGGCGGCGGAGTAACTGCTCTGGAAGTGCTGGGTCAGGACCTCGTGGGGTAGCTCCAGGGCGGCGCCGATCAGGCGGGTGAAGGTGGTGAGGAAGGAATCGGCGGCGGCGTTGGGTGCCTTGGGGTCGCTGAATTCGATCTTGTCGCCGGGGAAGAGGGCGGCCACCGAGGAGTGGTCAAGGTCGAATTTCTTCTCCTGGTAGTACTCGCCGCGGTCATGAGCATAGTCGACTGGGAAGGCGGAGGACAGGCCTTCGCCGTCGGCGGTGGTGACGAAGGCGAGGAAGAGGGCGGACTTTACCGCGCGGTCGACCTCGGCATCGCAATAACGATCAAGCTGCTTCAAGACGGTCAGGACCGGGGCCAGGTCGGGGATGCCGCGGGTCTGGCCGGTGCGGAGCTGACGGTAGAGGTGCAGGCAGACGCGGGCGCCGGTGCGCTCGCCAAAGGCGGGGACGGCGGACCAGGCCTGGGACTGCCCGGAGCGGCGGATGGCGCCGGGGTGCAGGCGGGCGAAGTGATAGCGCAGGGGGGCGCCGGTGCCGTCCTTTTCCACGCCGGCGATCAGGGTGGCGGTATCCTGGGTATCATTGGGGTTGCAGCAGCGATCGGCCTCCAGGTGCTGGAGGGCGAAGCGGAACGGCCAGTCGCCGCGCGGGCGGGTCAGGGTGACGCGGGGGATGAAGTGATCGCCGGATTCCAGCACGGCACGCCAGGCGAGGGCCTGCTGTTCGGCGAAGGTGAGGGTGCGGGCTAGGTCGCAATTGGGCGAGGTGGCGAAGAGGCGCCACTCGGCTTCCGCCTGGGCCTCCCAGGCATCGGCGGCGGGATCGGACAGGCCCAGGGCCTCGCGGTCGATGCTGGCATTGAGCTTGAGCCCGGAGCCGATGACGCTGGTGACCTTCTGGTTGATGGCGGCGGCGGCAAGGGGGTTGTTGCGCAGGGCATCACGCGAGCGGCGGCGGATCTCGGGGAGATCGGCCAGCAGGTCGGCATCGGCATCACCCTTGGCGGTGACCCAATATTCTCCCGCGCGCTCGCGGGAGGC